CGCAAATATTGCGGATCCGCGCGCGTGAACTCGCGCAGCCATGCCAGCGGCAAATAGCGCTCAACCTCGCTGACCACGCCTTCGCCGATATATGCTCCGCCCAGCCCTAGCGTGAGGTCGATTTCCTTGATCGCGACCAGGCCAAGCTCATCGGCTAATGCTTCAGCCGATGGCGGAGGCGTGGCGCCTTCTGCGGGATCGTCGATCTCACCAGTCAGATACTCGGCTGTCGTTCCGAGAGCCCGCGCGATTCGGTGAAGGTGCTTCGACCCGGCGCTCTCACCGAGCGCAAGCTTGGCAATCGTGCCTTGCGAAATTTCAAGCTGCCGGGCCAAGCCCGACTGCGTCATTCCACGTTCCTGCAAACGCTTACGAAAACGGTCGGTATCGACGGCATGCTTCATGCTTCTCGGCATAATTCTATTTGGAATAGCAAGCACTGACACTTTTCCCATTGACCTATCTATCACTTTAAGAATAGGTGGGCGCATGGACACGCCGAAATCGCCCTTCGAAGCGCTGAATCGCATTGTCGAAATTGCTGGCTCGCAAAGCGAGGCGGCTCGTCGGCTCGCCGTTCCACAACCGACCTTCTGGAAGTGGTTGCAATCTTCGAAGCGCCTACCGGCGGAATATGTCCTACTCGCAGAGCGTGAGTTCGGGGTGTCTCGGCACGACCTTCGTCCCGACATCTATCCGCGAAACTATCCGCCGGCACCCGATCAGGCCGAAAGATGGATTGGCATCGACAAAGGCGCCGATCGGAGGGTCGCATGAACGCCTTTGATCCTTCGATCTTCCATCCCCGCCATTTGTTGAAGCGCCATACCCGCGAGATTTGGCCTGTCGAAGGAGAGACCGGAGCAATGGCTATCCTCCGCTCGTTCCGATTGCCCGAATATTTCGGCGAGGCAACGGAGGCGATCGCCTTTCGCGATCAGGATGGCTGGGTGCGGTGCATTTGCGCCTATTTCCCGCAGGTGGCGCACGTCGTCGATTTGCGCATCAACCGTCACATATCCAGCATCGCGTTCACTCGAATCGCTCCCGGTTTCAATCCATCGCCGATGGATATGGCCGACATGAGCAGCAGCGCCGCAAGCTATCGAGGTCGCGGCTTGTGAGGCGTCTCGGGCGAATTCACCATTTTCGTTCACCAATCGGCGGCGATCTGGTCGCGTCGCCGCTCGGCGAACAGGTTGCGGCAGCTCTCCCCTCTCTGCACGTCGCAGCCTGTTCGCCCTCACAATCCGCACCGACTTTCCCCTGCGCCAACTGCGACCGCACCCCTGCTCGACGCTGCTGCGCGGCCCTAGCTGCCCGCATTTGCGGTGCCGCGATAGGCGGTAAAAATCAGTTTCTTACCGCCCGACGAGGGGCAGCAGCATGAGCGTCGAACGCAACATCGCGCTCCCGCCCGAGCAACAGGAAATCAAGGAGGCGTTCCGCGCCCTTGTCAAAGCCTATGGTGGACAGGATGCGGTCGCCAAGCGGCTCGGCACCCGGCAACAGCGTATCAGCGATTGCTGCAGCACGACGACTGACGCCTTTCCCCGCGCCGACGAAATCGCGACGCTGGAGGCCGAAACCGTCGGCTATCCCGGCCACCCGCACGTCACAACCGTATTGGCGCGCCAGCGGCTGCGCGAGCTGGTGCCGACGCCGAACATCGCGGCGACGGGCCGCGACCTGCTCATGCTGTTTGCCCGCCAGTCGAAGGGCAACAGCGAACTGGCCGAGGCGATCCTTGAGGCGCACGAAGATGATCACGTCGATTGCGCCGAGGCCGAACAGATCGAGGCCGCTGCCGATCAGGTGATCGCCACCGCGCTCGCCATCCGCGCCGAAGCGCGCATGATTCAACGGGAGTATCGTCAATGAGCCGCGGTGCCGCCGCACGTTGCCCCTATTGCAAGTCGCCGGGGCGCATCCGCAGCAGCGAGGAAGTCTCGCTTCTGCATCGCGACGTATATTTCGACTGCACCAGCGATCGCTGCGGCCACCGCTGGAAGGCGCAGCTCAGCTTTGTGCATAGCATCGCCACGCCGGTGGAGCAGGGGAGCGACGTCCATCTGCCAGTGACCCCGGAACGCTACCGCCGGGCGCGCCGCGACGGGGAGCCGCCTCCCACGCCCGTACCCGCCTGATCTGAACCAATCCGCATGACCCGACAGACCGCGCGCCGAACCCCGCTTTCGGCGGCGCCACCCCTTTGCCTGAGAAAGCCGCCCTTCCTTCATGAGCAACGCCCTCGCCCAAGAACTGGACCGCGCCCTGCAGCGGGAGTTCGCCTTCCGGCGCGAGGGCGAGTGGTATCGCAAGGGTAAATGCCCGGAATGCCACAAGAAGGAGCTGTACGTTCACGCTGAAAAGCCGTTCGTGCTCAAATGCGGCCGCCTCAACCGCTGCGGCTATGAGAAGTCGGTAAAATCCTATTTCCCCGAGATTTTCGACGACTGGTCGAAGCGGTTCAAGGCGACCGAGGCCGATCCGAACGCCGCCGCCGATGCCTTCCTGCAGCATGGGCGCAAGCTCGATCTGACCGGCATGCGCGGCTGCTACAGCCAAGAATATTACAAGGATCCCGAGCGCAACATCGGCACCGCCACTGTGCGCTTTCCGTTACCCGGCGGGACGTGGTGGGAACGGCTGATCGACCAGCCGGGCCGCTTCGAAATGAAGGCCCGCTTCCAGCCGAAGCGCGCCGCCGGCGGGAAATCCTACAAGGGCTATTGCTGGGCGCCGCCCGCGCTGACGATCGAGAAGCAGGCCGCGGCCGAGCGGATCCTGATCGCCGAGGGAATCTTCAACGCGTGGGCGCTGACCATGGCGGGGCATGCCGCCGTGTCGGCGATGACGGTCAACAACTGGCCCGAGCATTGGCTGCAGGAATTGCGCCTCGCGATCGCGAACGGCCCGACCCCGAACCATCGGCCCGAACTGGTCTTCGCGTTCGACGTCGGCGCCGCCGGCGTCAAATGGTCGCGCGATTTCGTCAAGCGCGCCGAGGAAGAGGGCTGGCCCGCGACGGCCTGTCAGGCCAGCCTGGTCGAAGGCGATGCGAAGGATTGGAACGACCTTCTCGAGCTGGGGCGCCTGACGCCCTCCGACTTCGACGAATATTTCTGGAATGGCCGCGTCACCATCGCATCGAGCGCGCTGGAAAAGGCCTGCCTCATTCATGAGCGCAAGCATTGGAACGGGTTCAGCTTCTCTTTCGACAATCGCATGTGGTGGGCGAGCTTTAATCAGGCCCGCATCGCCGAGGTGAGGCTCAAGGAGGGTTTGACCGAGAAAGCCGCAATCCGCGCTTGCGCAGAGGTCGATGAAATCGCGAACTGCGCCTTTCGTACGCTCTACCGCGAGCGCGACGACGTTATCGACGATACCGCCTATTATCTCCGCGTCGATTTCCCCGGCAAGACGCCCACCGCCAAGGGGCGCTTCTCGGCCGCGCAGCTCACCGCCGCACCCGAATTCAAGAAGCGCCTGTTCGCCTTCGGCGGCATGTTCACCGGATCGACGGGCCAGCTCGACCGCCTGATGCAGCACCCGGCCGACGAACAGGATGCG